TTTTTCGTAAGTATCTGGAAGATATTGGTTTAAGAAATCAAAGTTAGTAATGTAGTTTGTCTGTAATAAAACCTGTTCTGAACTTGGTTGTAAGTCAAACCCAGGTACTGCATCTACTGCCATAATAATAATTTTTTAATTTTTAACTTATTTTTTTTTACTTCTAATTTTCAACCCTCTGCCGCTTGTGTCTGAAACTTGTCTAGCTTTAAAACCTGTATCTCCAATTGATTGAGGAGTTTGCCTAATTGACATATTGACGTTTTTACTTTTTTTAGTAACGTCACCAATCGCATCTGCTTTTCCTTGCTCATAAAAATAATTAGCAAATCGCTGAGGATCCATAGCAGCACTTAGCGCTCTATGCCATCCTTTAGCATCCTTTATTAAACCATCATCGCCAACATACTTACTGACTAGATTGTTTAAATCACTTTGCTTAGACTTCATCTCATTAACGTCACCATAAGAATATTTTACTTTTTTGTCTCCTACTTCGAACTCAAAACCTTTGAATTCAGGATTAAAAACTTCATTAGTTCGTTTAACAAAAAACTCATTCTTCTTATCATTGACTTCTTTAGCTGATTGAGAATTTTTAATATAACTCTTGTAAGCTTCGATTTCCTTAATTTGTTCTTCTGAAATAAAATTCCCACTTGACTCAAGAGGAGTTCTGTATTTTTCTTTTAACTCATTAAGATATGTCTTAGCTTTTGAAAGTTCTCTTTTTTTAGCAATGTTCTTTTTCTTTATATCTTTTTCATCATCAATGTCTTCATCAAAAGAAAACTTTTCTTCCATTAAATAATGGATGTCTTCTTTGTCTAAATCTGACTCTGTTAAAGAATAGTACTCTGCTAATACTTGATCGTCATCTAAATCATCGTATTTTTTATTTACTCTTACGAAATCTTCGAATCCACGACCTGTGTTCTTTTTAAAATCTAAATATTTAGATACTTCTTCAGGTAAATCTTTTGCTTGCTCTCTTTCAACAAACAAATCATCTACAGAAGATATATCTTTATTATATCTATTTTTAATATATGAAAGAACGTCTTCGTCTTTTATAGTTGGACTTTCAACTGCCGAATCTTCGGCTACTTGTTCTACAGGTTGTTCTTCAACAACATCAGTAGATTTATCTTTGTTTTCTTCTTCGTGTTTTTTTAGTAGAGTTTCTTCTACTTCCTGTGTAGATTTTTCTGGCACAGGGTCTAGTGATTTTACTTTAATTTCCATTTGATTTAATTTTTACAAAGTTACTATATAATTATAATTGATTTTTAAGGCTATCTTGGCTCAAACTCAGCTAAGTCAAAGCCATCTAAACTGTCTTCGTTAGATTCAAAACTAACTGAAGGTAAATTGTTTTTTCTTTGTTCTATAAGTTTTGATTGTTCTGTATTTGCTTGAGATATTCTAGCAGACTTAGCATTCTCTCTTTCATTTTCTCTTTTCTGTAAGCCTTCTTGCTCCATTTTCTTCATATCAATATCCACACCTTTAAGTTTCATTTGAAGTGAAAATTCAAGATTCATAAGCTCAGCTTTAATTGTGGCTTCACCCTGCATCTTTTTAACTGCAAATTCAGCTTTAGCTTGTTCTAATTGTACAGCTGCCTGATTCTCCATTTGGAATTGCTGCATCTTAGCTTGTGCTGCCATTTGTTGTGACTGCTGATTTATCTGAGCTTGCTGTTGAGCAGCAGCGGCTTTTTCTTTTTGAACTCTATCTTGCTTAGCTATTCTTTTTAATTTAAGTATTTGATTAGCTAACTTTAAATTTCTTATTTCACGTATATCAATAGCATCTTCTAAATTTATAGAATCTCTCTGCAATGCCATTTGAATATTCTGTTCAAGCATTTTTCTTTCTTCTTCGTCAGGCTCAATTTCTATAAATATTCCAAAATCACTTAGATATAACTTACTTATTTCTTCAAGTAATCCAACGTTGAATTTTCCAATTTGATTAACAAACTCTTCTTTAAACTCAGAATATTCTATTACATCAGCAATTCTGCTAGACAATGCCGTACAAAGTCTTTGACTCATTTGAAGACCTGCGTCTAAAATATGTCTTGTCGCTGTATTACTACTTAATGCAGCTAGTTTTTGCAACCCTACTAAAGAATATGAATCAGGAGTTGAACCATCTCTAGCCTCATTTAATCCTGTTACATCTCTTAGCATTTGCATATAATGATTATATGAACCAACTAAGCTTTGTATTTTACCTTGTCCTGAATTACTATTTAATTGTTGAATAGGTACTTTTGCTTGATTGTAATCTCCATCTTGAGTATAACTTCTACCAATAACAGAACCTGTTTGAAAAAACATTCTTAATGCATCTTCAGGATTGTATGCTTGACCTGTTCCTAAGTCTACTTCATTTAATCCATCTGCGTCTATAAAAACACCATCAGGTACTACTCTAGATATTACTTGCTGTAATTTTAAATGTGTTATCTGAATTAAATCAGCAAACGTAATCATACGTCTTGTTAATGATTCAAAAACACCTTTATACATTCTAGGTGCGCATGCAATATATTCAGGATAAACTTCTTGAGATGCAGACTGTGGTCTAGCCATGTTTTCAGCCATTCTCCACTTAAGTAAAATGTTTGTTCCCATTACCATTACACCTTCATACCAAACATCTATGGTCTTAGAAACTTTTTGAAAGTTTCCTTCTTCCTGCATTTCCTGAGTAGGATCAAACGTATCTTCTTTTTCTATTACTTTTTCTGCTCCAGATGAATTTACTTTTTTCTTGTAAGTAAATGTGTGAGTTGTTTTATAGTTAAAAAACAAAACAGTAGCACTATCCTTACTAAATAAACTATTATTGTAATACTGAGCTGTGTTATTGTAATCATACCAACTTTGACTATACTTAGATATTTCATCCATATCTTGTCTTGTCAAACTAGTATCTATTTTCTTTAATTCAGTTATTGGTAATGTTTTAATTTCACCCCAATAAAAACAATCTTGAAAATGAGGGTCTTCCGTATAACTATAAACAACATTAGCAGGATCTACATATTCAATTGCAATCCCTGCCCCTGGTTTAAATGAATTTTTACACATTGAAACACCTAACACAGTTTGATCGTAGTATAACTGTTTTTGTATTTCGTAATATCTATTCTCAGAAAGTAATGTGTTTATTGCTTCTTCTTCTGCTATTTCAATTGAAGGTTTGTACTTCAACTGCATATGCAATGCTAATTCTTCTGAAGTATTAGGAACGTCTTCTTCTGACGTAGCAAATGTATTTATTCCTAGTTGCTGCTGTACCTGTTTCATAACAGGTTTTGCTAGCATGTCTTTTTCTAAGTTAACTTGGTATTCACTTCTTTTGTCTAAAGACATTCCGTCTTGAGCATAAGCTTTTACTTTGAATACTCTATCAGCCATTCCATTTACAACAATGTCTACAAATTTTGGAATAATAGGTACAGGAGTCCAGTCAAGATTGAGATAACTTAAATCTCCATCTATAGCAAGTTCGTTCTTGTATTTTTGTATTGACTGCTCACCACGAGCATATAGTCTCAATCTATGGAAGTCTGCCCATTGATTGTAGAATCTACTTTGTCCACCATCTTTTCTGAACCATTCATATTGAATAGCTTGTCCTATTTGTAATCCAAACTCAAAGGAATCCTTTTCTTTGTCTGAAACAAACTGACTAGGAAAACCTGTGGGATTTAACGTGATTTTTACATCCTCCATTTATTGTATAATTTGGCTATAACTTCCCTTATTGTCGTATCTTGCAAAGTTAAGTTTTATTTTTGATTTCTTTTTAATGGGCTGATAAAGGTTCTTTTGCGTTGCCATAATAGCTAAGCCAGAACTTATTGACGCATCAAACTTAGTTCTGTTGTTAATGTTAAACCTTGCCCAGTCTTCTAACGTTCTACTAAAATACATAGAACCTATTAAATCTGACTCCCTAAATGTACCTGACATATCAAACCCCACGTGCTTTTCTATATACGACTCTATAGCTGCTGCGTGCGCTTGTTTTACATCTTC